CGTAAATCTTTTGCATTTTGATATGTGTTTACTGCTTCAATAATTGTGTCTAACCCTACCTGACCAGTTGCAACATCGTTAAACACTCCTGCTAGACCTTCTGCAACGCCTCCCTGTCCGAATAAAGTTGCGCTGCCGCCGCCTAACACAGTTAGAGAACTAGGCATGTTGTCGTAATGTATTTGTGCAAATCCTGTTGGGTCGCCTTCGCCTACTGCTCCTCTATCATAAAATACGCCTTCATAAGCAATAGTAATTTGATTCTGTGCAGTTCCAGATGCATCGTATGAGTCCATAGTGTCGTGCTGTATTTTTGTTATCATAGGATTAACTAGAGTAAAAGATGTATACGCATGACGTGACATTTGATATATAGTAACCTTACTAAAAAATGGTTTTTTGCTATCATTATCATATCCATATCTATATGGTATATCACTTTTATATAAATTTCTTGGACCAAATTCTGGAGCCAGGCTGTCTGTTGTATAATTACCGTCGGCAAAATAGTAACGATAATAACCTTCTAACATTGCTGTGGTAATACCTAAACTATCATCGTGAAACGTTATATTTACAGGATCGTATGATACACTTGTTTGTACGTTTTTGTTTCTGTTATATTGTTTTTTTGTTTCAACTTCCATGTTAATTTGAGGAAGGTCGGCACTTCGAACTAGGAGACCAAATTCTGTCATAAAAATGTTATTAAAACTAGTAGCAAATGCTTGGCCTTCTGGTGTTAACTGAAATGAAACATGATAAAGATATTTGGTCTTTGGTGATAATCGGTGCGCACTATGACTAAACAATTTGTTAGCATGTTGGAAATCGCCTAAATTGCCTTTAGGGTTTAATAGTCCTTGAGTTACATTGTTTAGGTAATTATTAATTATGTTAGACATAACATTATTTATTCGATATAAAAAGTGCGCAGATAATAAAAAAGGAGCCCGGAGGCTCCTTTTAAGAACTTAATTAAGATTAAGTTGTAGTTGCGCCGCCACCTGTGATAAGTGTGCCAACTTCACCGCCTAATCCTCGACCAACGTTTGTACCAATACCACTACCTTGTGGTGTTTGAATTGCGTTGTCGTAACGTATAGCAAGTGTTACTGTTACTGGTTCGTTGTTAGCGTATGCTAATGTGTTGTAGTTTGCGTTTTGTATAAAGCAACCATAAAGTTCAAAGGTTTCTAAAATACCGCTATCCTGTGTAGGAGCATATGCGCCGTTACCACCATCTAGTATTTCTATTCTAGTAGTAAACTTGTAGTCAATACCTGATGCTGCCGCAGACTGCTCGTAAAAGTCGAACTGCTTCTGTAGTTGCTCGCCTACAAGTTTTTGTATGCTTCCAGTTACATCTTCACGTAAGTTTAATGTAATCGGCTCCCATTGATGTTTGCCTGCAAGATACGCTCTTGAGTTATAAACCGGAACTTCAATTTCTTCAAAGTTTACAACTGGTCTAGTCACGTCTACTACCTGCTTTGTTAACTCAGTTACCTCGCCGATACTTACACCAAAGTTTTCTAGTGAAACTCGGAAACGGTACTGTAACTTCGGCATTAACAAACCTTGGGTTGATGCACTTGCATCATTAGCCAACGGTACTGTTATTTTCGAAAGTGTTGATATTGACATTGTCTCTAACTCCTAATTATAATAATATTTATCAAATAGAAGCCCTAATAATTTAGGGCTCTATTTTACCTTTATGCCGATCCTGATATTTCACCTGTGTTAAATATTCTTAATGGAATATACACAAATTCAACTGCTTTAACAGGTTCAATAGCAATGTCTAGATACAACTCGTTTCTATCAATTCTTGATGGTGTGTTATTAGATTCGTCACACACAACAAGATAATCGTATAATGCTCTCTGACCTGCAAGTTCTAGTAATAAACTTTCAGCGGCTTGTTTAATCTGATCCCTTGTAATCTTATCATTTGGTTCAAAGATATAAGGCTTAGCAAGTTTGTTAAGTTGACTACGTAAGTAAATTACCAAACGTGCTACATTAATTCTATCCAATGCACTAGCATTAGGTGAACGTGTCTTTTGACCAAAGTTAACAAGTCCAGCACCTGTAATAAATGTAATCGGGTTTACGCTTACACCATACAGTGTATCTCTCTGGCCTTCATTCAATGCAACTGCTACAAATTCGCCTTCTGCATCAATGTAACCTGTTGATGTTGCATTAGTAATGTTGCCTCTTCTAGTACCTGCTGGTGCAAACCAAGGATAACTTACTTGGTCACTTAACGCAATAGTACGTAGCATCATGTGACTTGGTGGAACAACTACATTGTTACCGTCGTTATCACTAGTAAAGCCCCATGGGTAAAACACACCTAAGTATTCATCTGCAGAAACAAGACCTCTATCGTTGTCTTCAACTGCTGTGAGCACATTAGTACCCCAATCATTAATTGATGTTCCGTCCGGAGCCAATCTAGCAGGAGAATCACCAACAATAAATGCATCTAATCCTCTATCGTAGTTTAGCGTAATCATCTCACCAATTAGTTCTGGATAACCTGGGGTTGCCATTAAGTTGAATATTCGTGATTCGTTGTCACGTATATCTTGGTTGCTATTTACAAGTGCCTGTAAGCCTTGTACAACAACTTTACGCTGAGCAATTCTACCAAAAGATCCTGAACCATCTTCTTGGTTTCCTGACTCTGTTACCCAACGGTGTGGATAGTATCCGTCCATTGTTTCATCATTAAAGCGAATGTTATCTGCTGTTACATCAATATAGTTTCTTTCAAAACGCTTAACGTTAAATCCGCTGCGTCTTGTGTTGAATAACAACATACCTTTTGGATATAACACAGGATCAGGACAATCAACGTCAACAAAATTACTTTCTAATAAATCAGTAATATCTGCTGGATCACTGTCAGCACCTGCTGTACCCCATCTTGCGTCAGCAAATAGTACGCCATCTTCTGTTGTTTGATCTGTATTGTCTAAAAGTATCCATTGCTTTAGATCATTGTTATATCTGTAAATTGTAGGATAGTTATCTAAGTCTGATGTGTCTATCCACAAATCACCAGTTACTAGTGCTGATCCATCGCTTTGCTCTAGTGGCTCTGATGCTGATACTGTTGGACCAGCAGGATCTGTGCCATTTGCATAAAATGGACTTGTAGTAGATAAGTAGCCTACCCACTTGGTACCATCATTAATCATAATGTCAACTTCGTCAACTATTGAACTATACCATAGTGTACCGTCTGCTGCAAGAGAGGACGGAGCATCTTCAGATGCGGTATAAACTAATGGAGCCCAGTTAGTTGCTACTAAAGTATTTGCTGCGCCATCTGGTGCTGCATAAAGATTGTCTGTTGAAACAGTAAATCCAGCACTGCTTAAAACAGAATTACTATCAACAATTACTATTTCTCCACCTAATACGTGCTCAATAACAACACGGCCTGTTGTATCTACAGATGCTTCAATATTTGTAAAGCCTGCGGAGTTTATAGCATTTGCAAGATCATCAGCAGTATTGCCTGTAACTGTTACAGTTAATGCTGAATTTAGTGCTCTTTGGTTGGCAATTGATTCTTGCATTGTAAAAGTACTTGCAGTCACAGTAGGTTCTGCTGTACCTGTAATAACAGTAGAGCCTGCTTTTGCACGTCTAAATATTCTAAATGATGCTCTAGGATCTGAATCTTCTGCAACATTATACTTGACGTATAAATCTCCTACTGGAAGATTTGCGCCGCCACCAGTTCTATCTAAGAACCAAAGTGCATCAGCATTGTTTGCATATAGTAATGCTTCTTTATCGTCAAATAGCACAGTGCTACCGTTGAATTCTTTCACTCTCCATCTAGCACCAGCATTTGGCTGTGATGATTTAATCCACACAGAGCCAGAACGCACACCTGAAGATTCAACAGCAGGATTGCTACGTTTAAAATCTGGTACATCAGTGTGTGGGCTAATTTGTAATTCAGGAACAGTATAAGTGCCTGCCACTAAACCTAATGCGTCTAGTAAATCGTCGCCTGAACCGCCTGCAAGTGTAATACTAACACCAGTTGATATTAATTCTATACCAGCAGCACCTACTCTAGCAGTTACACCGGAAATACCAGCAGTGTTAATTTGGTCTGCTATCTGCTGTACAGTTTCCCCGCCAGTAGCAACAATGTTTACGCTGTTAATATCAAAATCCATACCTGCTGTAATCGTTGGATTTAAATCGTCACCTTTTGCAGTTGGCTTAGACGCAACCCATCCAGCAGATCCAACTTCAACCCATGAACCGTCAAAATCTTTGTACCATACTTTTGGCAGGTTAGTCACTGCTACAACTGCATATTGACCTATTCTACCTACAGCGCCTTTTGGTGAATAATTACCGCTTGAGCCTGTAGTATTGTTAACACTAGTAATCACTATAGGAGTAATTGCTGTAAATACTTGGCCACCATCTGTTATATAATCATTGTTCCATTCAAATATACCCCAAGATGTATTTGCAGTATCTAGCCAGTATGTGCCGTCTGCAGGATTATCTGAAGGAATTTCTGCCTGAGGTGTTAAGGATCCTAAATCTACATCGGCCCTTACTACCCATGCTCTATTACTAACTCCTAGTAACGAATATGCTGCTTGGAGTCCGTACTCATTAAGTTCTGAGCCGTGAATAGCGTTGTTGTTGTTATCGACTTGGAATACAGGATCGCCAAAAGTTTCTACTAAATCTCTCTGAGATGTAATAAGATAAGGTTTGCCTGCGTTCGCTGCTGTTGTGCCTGGTGCTACGCCAGTATTGCTTGCATTTGCTTTGTTAGAAGCAGTAGCAACAAAAATCATTGGTACAGTGCCAGGTTCTGCGGGAGTGTAAAAACTCTCGTCAATAACTTGAACCTCTACACCTGGGGATGATAAAGCCATTTTGTATCTCCTATAAAGTAACTAACTTATTGTATGTATTTAGCAGCAATATAGAAAAACCATCGACTTAATCGTACCAAAAAGGGGCAGAAAAGGTGAGGTAAATACAGTATGAGACCTTTATGTAAATGTGGACAGCGTCCTGCTGCAATTAACTATTATAAAAATGGTAGAACATACTACAGGAAACTTTGCGAAGTATGCCTTAAGTTCGGTAAGCCCGGTGTTCCTAAATGGAAACTATCTGGGTATAAGAAAAAAGATGTCTGCGAAAAGTGCGGGTTTAAAAGTAAGCACTCTGAGCAGTTTAATGTTTATCACATAGACGGAGATCTTAAT